GTAGTCAATGCGCGTCCAACGGTGCCGGTGACTTTGCTGACCTTTTCGCAGTACTTGCTGAAGGCATCAAGGCTCTGACCGGCTTCTGTCCATGCGGACTGTGCAGTTCTCAGGCTTTGGTTGGTCTGATCGATTTCCTGCCGGATTTCAGCAAGCTCGGTTTTTGCCCGGTTGAGGGCAGTTTCTGCATCAATGACGGCATCGGATGCCTGCTTGATCTTCTCGGGATCATGTGCATCCTGCGCAGCCTGAAGCTGTTCTCTTGCAGCACGCAGGGCATTTTCATACTCGGTGACAGCATTTTCCTGCAGGGTGAGCTTTTCCCGGAGCATGGTCAGCTTGGCAGTCAGACCGCCAACGCTGTTGTCCATGTCCTTAATGCCCACAGTCGCCAGCTTGAATTTACTCTCGGCAAGGCTGATCTGTTTGCCGAAGGTGACGATCGCTGCCTTGCTGTTTTCAATGGACTTCCCGGCGGCATCCCAGTTGGTCTGTGCCAGCGCAAGAGATCTATTGCACTTGTTTATCTCTGCTTCAGTTACCTTTACAGCTGCGCGGGCGCCATTCAGGTTGACATTCGCCTGAGAAACAGCGTCAGCGGCATTCTGGGTACTCTTTTTGAGCGAGGCGTTCTGCCCGGTGAGCTTCTTCACCTCGGCACACTGCGCACGATATTCGCCCTTCAGCTGATCGAGATTCTGTTTGGAAGCGATGGTCGCTGAATCCGTTTCACCCAGTGTCGCAGCGAAAGTGCGATACTGCTGTGCGGCAAGTGTCACCTGTTCCTTCAGCGCTTGCTGTGCGGTTTTGGCATCGGTCAGACGCTGGGCGTAATCATTCTGTCGATTGTAGCACTCCTGCAGCTTGGTGTTTGCGGCAGTCAGCGCCTTTTCATACTGCGTTACAGCATCCTTCTGCAGGGTGAGCCGCCGTTCCAGCGTAGATAGCTGGGTTGCAAGACCTGTTGCAGTCTTTTCAAAACCCTCGATACCGGCAGCGGCAAGTCTGAATTTGCTCTCCGCTTCCTGGATTTGCTTATTGACGGACTTGATGTTTCGGGTGAAATTGTCCGTCTGAAGGGACAGCGACACAACTAGGTCGCGGAGGGTCTCACTCAATGTTTCTCACCTGCCTTATACTGTGGGACTCAGATTTCCCCAGACCTCATCGATGAAAGCGCGGCGGGGTTCTTTCTTTTTCTTCTCTTTGCGGGCATTCCATGCGCGGACGCTGAGAAACCCCAGCATATCCATGCTGTCGATCTCGCTCATGCGCCAGCCGCCCTCGAGGAGAGAATTGTAGGTGTCCATGATAAAGTCATGCAGCGTCAGGCCGGGGCTGTCATGTCCGTCTGCGCTGCCTTCGTAGGGAACTCGTCAAGCACCCCGGTGGTCTGCGTCTGCACTGCCATCAGCGCAAGCGCAATGTCGTGCATGAGTCTGTCCACAGGATAATGATCCAGAACATCGTCAGGCGTGAACTGATTGCCAAAGAGTACACAGAACCAGCGAATCATGACATCCATTGCTTCCGGGATGCTGATCTGGTCATCCGTCTGGATGGTTTCGCCCTTGAGCGCCGCCTGAGACAGGGATACGATTTTGCCATAGACCTTGGCCGCAGGCTCCATCTCACGAAGTGCGCGGCCGGTAATGAAGTCAACGGTATACTTTTTACCGTTCAGAGTGCATGTGATCATGATTCATCCTCCTGTCAGTAATCCACATCGTCCAGATACAAGGGAGCAAACTCTGCGAGCTTGTTTTCAGCAATGCAGGTGCGGATGATCTCGATATTCTCTTCATCCGTGCTGCCGGGGAAACCGATGCCCACAGCGTAGGGGTAACAAACGCCGAAATGATCAAAATAATCATTCATGGCCTTTTCAAAATCCGTCATCTCTTTTTCCTCGCTTTCACCATGTCCTGATAGACCTGATAGGTCTTGGGGAAATACTCCTTGATTGCCTTCAGCGACCCGGGGTGGGCTGCTTCCGCAGATACGATCTCTGCAAAAATTTCCTTGCCGCTATCTCGTGATGCCCAATAGCTGAGACCGTGTCCGGAACCCAGCGGATATGCAATACCGAGACCGGCGCCTTCGAACATGTCGGAAATGTCGCTTCGGTCTTTCATGCTGTACTTGCCGGTAGCCTCAGTTACCAGTTTGTGTGCCGCCTGATCCCGGTTCAATGCAGGATTCTGCCGGCGGATACGTGCAAGATGTCCTTCCAGTTCATCCTTGGCTGTTCTGCCAAGAAGACCGCCGCCAGAGCCGCTTCGAATGATCGGCTTGCCATTCGCGCCGATACCCTGAAACAATTCTGAATATGCGCTGTAGCGTCCCTGACCCTGTGATCGTGCAATCAGGTAGTCTGTCATATGCCCATATTCATGGAACAGTGTGCTGTATGGCGTAGAAATGAGATCGCCCCTCGATACCTCACGGATATTCAGATGAACGCTGTCATCAGCGGGAGCATAGTAAGCTCCGCGTTCGCCTCTGCGCATATCGGTTGCCCGGAACTGTGCGGCGAATTGCTCCCACATTTCCTGAATGTGGGCAGGAGCATTTTGCAGCATGGCAATTACTGCATTGGCATGACCAGCGCCATATGCGTTTTGCAGGAATGTTCTGATCGATGCCATACCTCCAGCCGTCTGCCGATGACTGGAACTTCCTCGTCCGCCCATGTCAGCACCGCCTTCGGGCATGAACTGCCTTGTAGTAGGGCTCATGGTGTTCGATATTGCCTTCACAGCCGGTTGGTACATCGCCAAAGAAAATGATCTTCTCAGGCTTCAGCCTTTGAAGCATCTCGTTATATCCATCCATAAACAGGGCACGTGCAGCCGGGCTTTTCTGTGTACCGACCGATGATACGGCAACACAGCCGCCGTGGGGTTCACCGTCAAAGCACCAATCGAAGCTGTCATGATCGCTCCAGCAGATCGAAGGAATGACCGTCAAACCCATGCTTTGCCAGTAAGCGCCGATCAGATGCTTGCGGTAGTGGTTGTAGATCTGCACTGCTCTGGGATAATCGGTAAAAAGACTGAAATCAGGCGTCATAACCGCCTTGAATTCAGAGAGAAGCAGCGCATAGCGTCTGGGGTCATGCCATGTGCGCTCGAAAATGTAATCGTCGATAAAGAAGTGAACACCGTGGGCGCTGCGCCTGCGATCTGTGCTTGCACAGTTGAAACTGATCCAGTCCACCCGTTCTTCAAGGTGTACAGGAGCAAGTACAGGCGTATCGTAAAGCCCCTCGCATTCGAAGGCGCCAAGCCCCAGATTGTGTCCGTTGCGCTGAAGCGCCTCAAGCGCCATGCGAATCACCTCCAAAGGAAAGGCACACCCCATACCTGTCAGAGCATGAGGTGTGCCGGTAAGAAATATCAGGCGCCGGTGAACGCCGGCTCGTAGACAGAAGTCAGGAAGGTTTCGCCCTTTTCGGCGGTAAAGCCGTTCTGACCCTCATCAGCGACAGCCTGATAGCGGCCGTCATGGGTACGCTTGATGGCAGTCCATTCGACCTCGCCGGTCTGGCGGGTAATCGTGGTACCTTCCTTGGTAGCGTAGTTCTCGGTGGTGGGCTTGGCGCGCACCTTATACAGCCAGACATAGCGATAGGTACCGTCAGACTTTTCGGACTTGAAGCCGATGGCAAAATAGCCGGGCTTGTCCGAAGCGGTGCGTACCAGAACGCCGTTGTCATCGATCTGGTTGCCGAAAATCTGCTCCTGGATAGCCAGCGGAACATCAGCCATCTTGGTTTTGAACGACAGTTCCGGGTCCGGGTACAGCGTGTCGAACTCGATATCATCAGCGTACTGGATGTCGGGATCGGCGTTTTCAGGCGTGATGGACGCCTCGATGGCGCCGGCGAGCAGCTGAAGCTCACCATAGGTATGACCATCGGCGGTATCAGCCGTCAGCGGAGCAATGACCACGTTTTTGAGACCCACAGTAGAAGAAACCTGCGGGGATGCAGCGGGATTCGCCATAATGTATTACCTCCAATTC